AGGCGATACGCTCTCGGCCGAAGCGCAGGCGCATGCCGACGCGTTCAACGTCATGTTCCGCAAGGGCAAGGAACCCGAGAACGGGCTGCGCGAGCTGGAAGTCAGCGCGGGCCTCACCACCCAGTCCGATCCCGATGGCGGCTACCTGGTCCCCGACCAGATGGAAGGCACGATCGATCGCGTTCTCGGCATGCAGTCTGCTGTCCGCAACCTCAGCCGCGTGGTGAACATCTCGGGCCAGACCTACAAGAAGCTGGTCAATATGGGCGGAGCCTCTTCGGGCTGGGTAGGCGAAACCGAAGAGCGCCCCGAAACCGCGACCCCGACGCTGCGCGAGATCGCGATCGAGGCGCACGAGCTCTACGCCAACCCGGCCGCGACGCAGACCGCGCTGGACGATGCGGTGTTCAACATCGAGCAGTGGCTGGCCGATGAGGTCTCGATCGAGTTCGCCGAGCAGGAAGGTGCGGCTTTCGTTGCCGGCGACGGCGTAAAGCGCCCGCGCGGCATCCTCTCCTACGATGCTGTCGAGAACGATAACCACAGCTGGGGCAAGCTCGGCTATGTCGGCACCGGCGGGGCGGCGGGCTTTGCCGCCGAAGATCCCGCCGATGCGGTGATCGACCTGTACTACGCGTTGCGCGAACAGTATCGCCAGGGCGCGACCTTCCTCACCTCCGATCGGGTGATGGGCACCGTGCGCAAGATGAAGGACGGCGACGGCAACTACCTGTGGGCACCGCCCACCGCAGCCGGCGAGGTCGCGACGATCCTGCAGAAGCCGGTGGTCACCGACGACAACATGCCTGCCCTGGGCGCCGGGCAGATCCCGATGGCCTTCGGCAACTTCCAGCGCGGCTATCTGATCGTCGATCGCCAGGGCATTCGTGTGCTGCGCAACCCCTACCTCAAACCGCCGTTCGTGTTCTTCTACACGACCAAGCGCGTGGGCGGCGGCGTCGTGAACTTCGAGGCGATCAAGCTGCTGAAGTGCGAAGAATAGGCGCTTCGCCGAACTGACACGAGGGCGGCGGATTTGCGCCGCCCTCTCCTTCGCCGCCGCATCAGCGGCGGGGTGGGAGAGGCGGGATACCCGGCTCCACCACGAGTGACAGGAGAACCTCCATGAAGATCCACGACCTGCACAGCAAGATCGCCGTGCGCCGCGCCATCAGCCCTATTTCGGTGGCAGACAACACCGCCCAGGTGAGCCAGATTATCGATCGCCAGGGCTTTACCGGCCTGGAATTCGCGATTGCCACCGGTTCGCTCGCCGATGCGGACGCGACCTTCACCACGCTGCTCGAGCATGGCGACGCGGCCAATCTTTCGGATGCGACGGCGGTGCCCGACGACCAGCTGCTGGGCACCGAAGCCGACGCCAGCTTCACCTTCGCCAACGACGACGAGACGCGCAAGATCGGCTATGCCGGCAACAAGCGCTACGTCCGCCTGACGATCACGCCGGCAGCGAACGCCAGCGCAGGCCTGCTGAGCGCGGTCGCGCTGCTGGGCGGCGCCGCGGACGCACCGGTCGTCTGAGGCTGATGGGGCGAGCTGCGGCTCGCCCCAGGCTTCACCACACCATGGCCGGTTTCATCAGCCTTGCGGATGCCAAGGCGCATCTGCGCGTGCTCCACGATGAGGAGGACGTTGGCATCCAGGCGCTGATCGATGCGGCGAGCGAGCTGATCGAGCTGGAGACAGGCTACGTCGCGGTAGAACGCGAGGCGGAGACCTTCGCATTCGATCGGTTCGATCGCGTGCTGGAGCTACGCAAGCGCCCGGTCGATCCCGAGACGATTGTTGTTGGCTATCTGGATACCAATGGCGAGGCTCAAAGATTTACCGATCGCCGAGTCTACGTGAAGCAAGACACGGTTCGCATCGTGCCCGCGCCGGGCCATGTCTGGCCGCGTGCATTGTGTGGGCAAGGTGCGGTCACGGTTAGCGCCACGGTTGGATTCGGCGCGACGGCGGAAGCCGGTGCAGCCGGTGCCCCGGAGACGGTGAAACACCTGATCAGGCTCCTTGTGGCTTACTGGTACGACAATCGCGGCGCAGCCGAGAGCGGCAGCGTGGATGCAGACCTGCGCATTGCCATCCGATCGCTGTTCGAACCCAATCGCATGCTCCGCGTCTGAAGAAGGAACACGATTATGCGCGTGAAAACCGTGCGGCCGCACCGCAACGATTACGAGAACGACCTGGGTAAGCTGGGCTGGAAGCATACCGGCACCGAGTACGAGCACCCGGATCCCGCGGAGGACATCAAGCGCGGGCTGATCGAGCCGATCGGCGAGATAGCGAGCGAGGGTAATCAGACCGATGCGGACGATGAGCGAGAGCCTGAAACCGGCAAAGAAGAGGCGAGGGCGCCTGCTAAGCCGGCGAAGTCTACTGAAACCAAGCGGTCAAGTGGCCGCAGCACGCGCCGCTAGGAGTTTTTAATGTCGACTGCAGGTCAGCGTGACCGAAAGATCGTTTTTCGATCGAACGAGCCTACAGAGAGCGCGACCGGTGAGATGGTGCCGGGACCCGGTGATCCTATCGCGACGGTGTGGGCTTCGCTCAATTACGGCAAGGCGAGCGAGCGGCGCCAGGCTGGTGCCGATAGTGCGGAAGCGACGGCAACCGCCCGAGTGCTTTCGACCGAGAGCACCCGCGTGATCAATGCAAGTCATATCGCTGAGCTGGACGGTGCCACCTGGGACGTCGCCGGCAATGTGCCGTGGCGTCGGCGCCACCGAGACATAACCCTTGTGAGGAGAGCCTGAACATGGCCGACGTCAAAAAGATCGAGGATCGAGATCCACGCAACGTGATGGTGAAGACCCTCAGGGCGCACTCGAACGAACACGGTGCGAATTTCAAGAAGGCGAAGGGCGCAACCTATCTTCACCCGCGACCGGCGGGGGAGCTTGCCGCTGGCATTGTGGAACTCGCCGATGACGAAGCAAGCGAGCAGAAGCCGGCCGCGAAGAAGACCCGTGGCTCTCCGAAACGTCCGCGCCCGACCGCGGCAGCGAAGACCGAGGCGTCCAAGAAGTAAATGCTCGGCTGGTCGCTCGACGGGCTGGACGAAGCGCGTCGCAAGCTGGCGGATGTCGTGCGGCCGATCAATGATCGGCGCATCGGCGAGCACGCGGCGGAAACACTGGAACCGATCGCCGAGGAGGCGCGTCGCCTCGTATCGGTACGATCGGGTGCACTGCACGACAGCATCCTCGTCGCACCGACGGTCGAGTTCACTGGCGAAACGGATGGCCAGAGCGTTTCGGTCGGCGTGCTCGAGGCGGGCGGGGACGGCGTGTTCTGGGGACACTTCGTGGAGTTCGGAACGGTGCACTGGTCCGGCGAGCCGTTTCTCGGGCCTGCGGTGTACCGCAATATCGAGCTCGTCTTCACCGCGCTGGGCACGCGCCTCGGCGAAGACATGATCGGAGCGCTTTAGATGCTGGGCGTTGTCGACTTCGCGCTGCGTAAGCGGCTTCGCGAGGCACAGGCGATTGCCGACCTCACGGGGCGGGTCGGTGGGAAGCCGGCGATCGACCTCGGCGAGCGCAAATCGAACGATCCGGGCGCGTTCTCGAGCATCGTGATTTCGCTGATCGCGCCCGGTCGGAATTACGACCAGGATGGCGCCAGTGCCACACGGCAAGCACTCTTTCGCTTCGAGATATTCAGCCTCTCGGCTGACCCGGGGATTCTTTTGAAAGAAGCACTGGCGGCGGAACTCCAAGGCAAGCCTGCCACAGCGATCGGCGGCGTGCGGTTCGCCCCAGGGTTTGTCTTTGGCGACCGCCCGGGCGGGGTCGACAATATTGGCGAGCTGCGCGTGCACCGGCGCATCCTCGACATGGACATCACTGCAACAATCTGAAGCGAAAGGAAGCGACATGGCCGAAGGCGATGGCATCGTAAATACCGGGGGCATCGAGTTCTACATGACCGATGATCAGGGGCAGGAGTTCAAGCTCAAGGGCGTACTCACGGTCACCAGCCCTCACGAGGAAATCGGCGAAGAGGACATGACCGATCAGGACAGCGGTGGGACCACTGAGTTCTCGCCGAGCATGGGAACCTGGCCGGACATCACAGTCACGCTGAAGCACGAACCCAATAGCCCTACGCACCAGCTGATTCTCGAGCACAAGGCGAGCCGCGAAAAGCGTGCGTTCAAGATCGTCGTCCCCGAAGAAGACGGCACCACGCAGGAAGAGAGCGGCATCTGGTTCGTGAAAAGCTACACGCCGGACAACGGCGCGATCGGAAGCAAGCGAACCGCAACTCTCGTCGGTCGCCCGGGCCCGGTCACCCGTACGGATAGCGAAGCGTGATGAGCACCCCAGCACAATTCTTCGGCGAGGCCGATTTCGAATTCCAAGGCGAGTCCTTTCGGCTCACTGTCAGTGCGGAAACCATCCTCCACGCAGAAGGAATACTCGACGAAGCATTCGACGTGTGGGGTGCCAAGCTCCACGCGGCGATTGCCAGCGGGCGCAAACCGCAAATGCGACACGTCGCAGCACTCGTCTACGCGGCGGTGGTCTGCAATCACCCTGAGTTCAAGCAGCGGACCATCGTTGAGATTGCGATGGGCATGCACGGGCCTGATGCGAAGGCCTCGCTCGAGGCTGCGCTCGAATCGGCCGGCGATGCGATCGAGCTGCCGAAGTTGCCTGAAGGCGAGGTGGGAAACGGCTCGACGGGCAACCGGCAGCAGAGGCGGGCGACAAAGGCTGGGACTGGGATGAAGTCTTCGGCCTCTGGTGCGAAGCCGGCTTCTCGCCGGAAGTCTTCTGGCAGCAAACGCCGCGCGGGATAATCCTGGCCATCCACGCCTATCGGCGTGGGCGGGACAAGAGCCACGAGGTCCTCGCCAAGACCGGGTGGCTGACGGCGCAGCTCACCTATTTCTCGTACCATTGCCCGGACAGGTTCCCCGACTTCGCAGCTCTATCGGGCGCGCCGAAGCAGGAACCTCCTCGCGAGGTAAGTGAGCGCGAAGCAATCGATGGCGCGCGTGAAGTGCTCGCGATGATAAAGACTGCCAATCGGATGGCGGAGAAACGGAGGAAGCGTGGGCAAGAACCTAATCGCTGACTTGCGGGCTTCGCTTACGTGGGATCTGGACGACTTCGAACGCGGCACGGCGAAGATCGACAGTGGCTTCGGAAAGTTGATCGACCGCGCGCGGCAAGTGGCGAACGATTTCGCGTCGGTCGGCGAGCGCATGACGAAGACCTGGACCGTGGGCGTCGCGGCGATGGGCGCAGCGTTCACCGCTCGCACGGTAATGTTCGCGAACGATGCAAAGGCCATTAAAGTCGCTGCGAACACTGCAGCGGACGGTGTCGAGAGCTTCCAGCGCCGTGCCTTTGCGGCTGAGCGTGAAGCCGGTATCGCGATGGAGAAGTTTGCTGATATCTCCAAGGATACGCTGGACAAGGTCGGCGATTATTTCGCGACCGGCGGGGGCGAGCTGAAAGAGTTCTTCGAAGACGTCGCGCCGCGGGTGGGCGTCACCGCAGAAATGTTCCGTGGGCTCAGCGGCCCTGACGCGCTGCAGCTGTTCTACAACACGCTCGACCGCGCGAATGTCAGCCAGCAGGAGATGGTGTTCTTCCTCGAGGCGATCGCCGACGAGGGCTCTCTGTTAATCCCGCTGCTTGCTGAAAACGGGCGGCTCTTCGAGGAGCTGGGCAAGAAGGCGAACGCATTCACTGCCGAAGAAATCGATCAGTGGATCGCAATGCAGCATGCTTTGAAAGACTTGGGGGTTGCTTTCGACAGAGTGATCTTAGCGATCGCCAATACCGGGCTGATCGACTGGATGACCGCCGCACTGGTGAAGGTCAAAGAGTTGGTAGAACGCTTCTCACAGGCGAACCCTTTGCTCTTCAAGGTGGCGATCGGCCTGCTCGCCGCCGCCGCAGCCGCGGGGCCGCTGCTGATGCTACTCACTGCGCTCGCGAGCTTTGTTCTTCCGCTGTTTCTCGCCGGGTTAGGACCTATTGGGCTTGCGATTTCCGCACTGATCAATCCCTTTGTCACACTGGTAATTATCGCCGGCAATTTTCTGGAGATCGCCGGCGCGCGCTTGATCCCGATGCTCGGAAGGCTCGTGGTCGGTTTCCTCGGCCTGACCGGGCCGATCGGAGCTGTAATCGCGATACTGCTGCTTTTCTTCGACCGTGTGATCGATGGGCTGCAGAATGTATGGCGGATTGCGCAGAAGGCGCTGGGCCCGAGCTTCACGAGGCTGCTTGAGGCAGTACAGGGTGCAGTCGAACGCGTCAGCGCGGCGTTCGGTGAATTTGCTCAAAGTACGATCGGGCAGTTCCTTGGTCAAATAATCGGCCTGATCGGCGATCTGGTGGAAGTTCTGGTCACTATTGCCGGTTCGGCGGTGATCGGTGCATTCAATATCCTGATCAGTCTGATCACGGCGCTGGTCGACTGGATCAGCGGGATGGTGGAAATCACCGCGAAGCTGCTTTCTGGCGACTGGGCGGGCGCATGGGATGCGGCGGGCGATATGGTGACCCGGGTCATCAGCGACCTGTTTCCCGTTTTCCAGAACCTGTGGAGCTGGATCGAGGGCACGCTGGTGAAGCTGGGCCTGATGGAAGCAAGGGCTGTTCGGGCAAATGCTGCTGTTCGCGGCGAAGCCGTTCCCGAAGCTACCAAGACGCTGGGTGGCGGAACTGTGCGCACCAGCGACCTGCTGACCTTGGGCGAGTACAAGGCGCCCGAGCCATGGCGGCGGACGCCGGATGTCTCGGTACCGAAAGTCTCTCGCGGCGGCGGCGGGGCTGGTGGCCCTAGCGCGGCCGAGCTTGCGGAGCGGCGCGAGCTGCTTGCGCTTGAACACGATATTGCCGTGGCGCGCGAGCGTGGTGATGAAGATGCCCTTCGGAAGCTGGAGCGGCAGCGCGACTTGATGCGCGCGATCGAACAATATGAGCGCGCGGGGCTCTCCACTGCGGTAGCCAGGGCGGCGGCAGAGCAAGATATGCTCGACCTGGACGAGGCGCGGGCGGAGACGCGCGCGCGCGAATTCGCAGAGAGTCAGCGTAGCTTCGACTTGCAGCTTGCCCGGATCCGCGAAGACTATGCCCACCTGCGCAATCTCGAAAAGGAGGAATTCCTCGAGAAGCGGATCGCGGAGCTTCAGGCCCAAGGGCTGTCAAAAACGGAAGCTGAACTCGAAGCGGCCCGAAACCACGCGCAGCTGGAAGAAGCGCGCGCAGACGCGATCGAGCGCCGCCTCGCCGCCCAACGGGCTGCGCACCAAATCGAACTGGCCGAGTTGCGCGGCGACCGTGCGCTGGCGGATTCTATGCGCGAGAATGAGCGTGTGCTGACTCGTGCAAAGGAACTGGCCGAAAGCGAAGGCTTCAATTCGACCGATGCGTTGGAACAAGCACAGAAAGAAGCCGCCGATCGCTCGCGCGCCTATCTGCAGGGATCATACCGCGATGCATTTCGTGGCGGTCTGTACGCCGCGATGAACGGTAACTTCTGGGATTGGTTTCGCGACCGGTTGCACGACTCGAGCTTCAACGCGCTGGCCAGGGTCTTCGACAAGCTGGCTGACCGCATTGCCGACATGGTTTTCGACAGCAAAGCCGGTGGAGGATTGTTGAGTGCGATTGGTGGGCTTCTCGGCCTCAGCGGCGGCTCTTCGAGCGGACCCGTGTCAGGATCCGCGCACGGTGGCGTCCATAATGTCCCGGGATTCAATTCCGGTGGCAGCTTCAAGGTGCGCGGTTTCGCCGGGATCGATCAGAACATCCTCTCGCTGAATGGCAGTCCGGTCGCACGGGTGAGCCAGAACGAGATCCTCGACGTGCGCAAAGGTGAGCAGCCCTCGTCTGGTCCAGGCGTAAACGGGTCTCTACGCATCGCTCTCGGCCCCGGGCTCGAGGCGGAATGGTTGCGGAAGGCGGCGGGTCAATCGGTCGAGATCGTTAAGGCCGCTGCCGGTCCGATGCTGGGGGCAGCCTCGGCGAAGACCCGCCGCGATGCGGCGCGGCCGATCATGCCAGGCGGTGCGATCGGCTGATGGCGATCATCCCCTATCCTTCGCCGAACAAGCATGACGGCGAACCGCAGCTACAACCGGTTGTGCCAGCGCAGGGCAGCGCGTCCGAGCTCACAGGCGCGCGGCAATCGGTCGATCTCGGCTATTCGTGGTGGATGGCAACGGTGACGACTGCGCGCATGAGCGCGGCGGATGCCCGGCGCTGGCGGCTGTTCTTCGGCCGGGTGCGTGGCACCGTGCACAGCTTTCGGGTGCCGGTGACCGGCGATGACCAGCATTCGGGCAGCTTCACTGCGCGCGCGGTGGGGGTGGGATCCGGCTATTCGCTTGTCACCGATGGCTGGCCGGTATCCGCGACCACGCTGCTGGCGGGTGATTACGTGACCGTGGGCGACCAGCTGATGGTGCTGGATGCGGACGTGACCGCAAACGCCAGCGGCGTGGCGGTGCTACAGTTCCATTCCCCGCTGCGTGGCACGGTGGCGGATAACACCGCGATCACGACCAAGCGGCCGCACCTGCTGGCATCGCTGCCCAAGGATTCGCCTGCGCTGGGCCTTGGCCTGCATCGCCTGCAGGAAGGCTTCAGCTTCGACGTGCGGGAGGCCTATTGATGGACGCCAACACGCTCGTGCTGCTGGGGCAGGAGGTCGTCTGCGTCCAGTGGTTCGCCTGGCTCGATATCGTCGATGACCCGGTGCGCGCCGTATCGGGCGTGCAGCCCATCGCTTTCGGTGCGAGCGAGACCGGCGATCCGGATCTTGACGGGAAGACCTTCGTCGCGATCCCCAGCGACCTGGTCGACATCGGCGACGTTACGCACGGCGAAGAGGGATCGGATACGGTCACCGCGCGCCTCTCGGGTCTGCCGATCGAAGACGGCCTGCTCGATATCGTCGAGCAACGGGCGAAGTGGCGCAAGCGCGAGGCCCGCCTGTGGTTTCGCGTGCTGGAGCCGCTGACCTATGGCGAGGGCGGGCAACCGATCACGTTCACGCCGATGCCGATCCAGCCCTATTACAGCGGTTACCTGGTCAACCTGGTGGTGGAAACGCGCGCTGATGAACAGGTGATCGTCGCCAGCATCGAGAATTACCAGGTCGCGCTGAGCGAAGCGTCCGGCCTAACCTACCTGCACCAGTCCGAATTCGACGCCGGCGACCTGAGCGGGGCGCAGACGCTGGCCGCAGCGAACGGCATCCAGAAGGCCGGCGTGCGCGGCGGGCCGGGTTACAGCCCGCGCTACGACAAGCCGCGCAGAGATCCGCTGGCGCCATGAATCGACTGCCGGACTGGGAACAGCGCCTCGGGGAGACCGTGGCGCGCTGGCGGCTGCGCACCTTCCGCTGGGATCGAGACTGCGTGCGCTGGCTTGCCGACTGCGTGATCGCGCAGACGGGCGAGGATCCGCTGGCGGGGATGCGCGGGCGATATCGCACCAAGCGCGAGGCGCTGCGCCTGCTGGCGGAGTCTCCGCTGGCCGAGCGGCTCGACGAGAAGTTTGCGCGCATCGCGCCCGCCTTCGCGCGGCGCGGCGATATCGCGCTGATGCAGGATAGCGCGCTGGGGCTGGTGCTGGGCGGCGAAGCGATGGCGTTCGGGGAGGATGGCAGGATGACCATGATCCCGCGCCGCGAGTGGCAGGCCGTGTGGGCGGTGGGCCATGAGTAAGGTCGTCAATACCGTCGCCAGGGTGGTCGGCGTTGTCGCAGCAATCGGCGCAGCGGTAGTAACTGGCGGCGCTTCGATCGGTGTTTCCGCTGCGTTGCTTAGTGGGGTCGCGCTTGGTGCGAATGTCCTCGCAGGGCTTACCCAGCAGAAGAAGAGCATCCCGCAATCGGCGACGCAGCTGGGGCGGTTGCAGGCTCGGCTCGATCCGCAGGCGGCGCGCAAGATCGTGCTGGGCCCGCGTACCGCG